AAGGCAAAGGCAGTCAAGAAGGTTGCTCCAGACATTAAGAACGAGGATTTGACTGTTAACGCTTTAATGACCGCAGGCATGGTTAAATCTGCCATCAATGGCAATGTCAAAGCTTACGAATGCTTGCAGCAGTACCAGAGCAAAGCAGAAACTCCTAAGGATATAAACAGCCTTTGGAGCTTGCCAATTGTAGACATCACAAGCGACTTTGTGGAGCTGTACAGAACAGTGCATGAAGCTTTTGAGAATGGTAAAGTAAGAGAAATTATAAGCAAGGGCGGGCGAGGCTCAATCAAATCCAACTTCTGGGCGGGCATTGCAGAGGAAACAATATACCAAGACCCTCAAGCTCATGTAGTATATACAAGGCGATTTAAGACAGACTTGAGAGGGTCTGTCTTTCATCAGTTCCAAAAGACAATTATTAGACACAACAAGCAGGATGAGTGGGAGTTCAAAACAAGCCCAATGATGGCAATATACAAAAAGACGGGGCAATGCGTTCTTTTTGTTGGATGTGATAAGCCTATAAGCTTGAAATCTTACAATTTGCCTTTTGGATATGTTAAATTGCTAATCCATGAAGAGTGCGATGAAATGGCAGGCATTGAGCAGATGGACAATGTAGAAGACACATTTTTGCGTTCTGATACACCTGCACTTGATGTTAAAATCTTCAATCCACCAAAGTCAAAAAACAACTTCATGAATGCTTATACTGAGGAATGTAGGAGCAAAGAGGGAACAAAGGTATTTCACAGCTATTATTACAATGTGCCTATTAAATGGCTGGGACAGAGATTTTTTGACAGAGCTGAGTGGTTCAGACTTAACAAGCCTTTGTATTATGCAAACAATTATCTTGGAGAAGTGACAGGCACAGGCGGTGCAATTTTTGAGAATATCGAAGAACGGAAAATCACAGATCAAGAAATTGAAGCAATGGGATTTTTTAATTATGGCCTTGACTTTGGATACGAACACCCACAAACATTCATAATATGCCATTATGACAGCGAAAAAGATGTGGTCTATCCAATCCATGAGGTATATTCTAAGCGATGCAAGAACAGCACATTTGCGAGGAAGATTGCCAAATATAAAAAATGCGAGATTATATGCGATTCAGCAAGACCTGATAACATCGCTGAGATGGCTGATTGGGGATTCAATGTCTTGGGAGCTGTCAAAAGGTGGCAGAACAAGGGTAGGGCTTACGCATGGGAGTGGTTGCAGCAGGCCAACAAGATTGTTGTGGATCCTGAAAGAACCCCACATTTATATCATGAACTTACAACGCTGGAACATGAACAGTTGAAAGATGGCAGTTTTTCAAGCGAATATCCAACACTAGGAGAAGATTGCACAATGGCCTTGATTTATTCGCTGAATAAAATCATAATGGAACATACAAGGGAACCAGAATACATTGATTTTGAAGAATTGGAGGAGGATGAAGAATGAACAGCTTTTTTACAAGCATAATTGAGTGGTTCAAGTCAGCTTTTGGGGTTAAGCCAGAAGCAAAGACAAACGGAGAAATTGACTCAGATTATCACGACACAAGGATGAGCATAACAGCAACAATGGCGAAAAGATTGACAACTTTGGCACTTGCTGACAGCTCAATTGAAGTAACTGGCGACAATCAGAGGGCTAAATATATGTCTACAATTGCTGATTGGATAAGCTCAAGAAGATTGCAGACCATTGGAGAAGTATGCCTGGGAACAGGCGATGTATTAGCAAGGCCAAACACAGACGGCACAAGGATTGGAATTGACTTAATTGAAAATCAGAACTTTGTGATCATAGACAGCATTGGCGACATATTGAATTCAGTAGTCATCAAATGCGATGAAATGATAAAAGAAAATGATGTCTTTGAACGATGGGAATATCACAAGCTGAACACAGACGCAGATGGGGTGAATTATGTATCCATTACACAGGTAGCATTCAAGAATGGCAGGGAATACCCAATCACAGCAATCCCAGCATGGTCAAACATTCGAGAAAATCAGATAATTCCAAATGTTGACAGACTGCTGTTTGGCCGTTTTAAATGTCCAGCAACTAACAGACAAGATATAAACAGCCCTAACGGCGTGCCAATTACGGCGGGCAATGAATACATCGTGGATGAGGCAAAGAAGGCATTTAGCAGATATAATTCCGAATTTGATAAATCTGAAAAATTCATCTTTGCTGATAAAAGGGTGTTCAAGTCTGCAAAGAGGAAGCAGGCAGATGGTACAGTTGTGGAAGAATCAAGACTTCCAAAGGGAAAAGAAAATGTGATCATGACAGTGAATGGCAGCACTCAGATAGATGGAAGCCCACTCATTCATGAATTTAACCCTGCTATAAGAGACACAAGCCTTGATGCAGGTATTGAACGCAATTTCAGAATGCTGGAGCTCTTTTGCGGATTCAGTGAAGGCTTGCTGAGCAAGTCAACCTTGACTTATACAAATGTCGATGAGGTACGCAAGAGCACACAGGCGACTTTTGCCTTCTTGACAAACTTCAGGAAGGTGCTTGAAGATGGATTAAACGACTTGTTTTATGCAATAAACGCTATTTGTAATGCTAACGAAATCACACCAATGGGGGATTATAATGTGTCTTACGACTGGAGCGATTCAATGGTTGAGAGCATGACAGAAAGATTTAATGAATTGCTTCAGAGCCTTAACATGGGTACGATTGACAAAGCTGAATTCAGATCATGGACGATGAACGAGTCCCTTGAAGTGGCAAAAGATAAAATTGCCGAGATTGAAAAAAACAGTCTTGAAAATCTAAGCCTTGAATGATAGAATAAGCATAGCCTCTGAGCAAGGCCGTATTTTTCTAATTTTTTTCCTTTTGAGAGGTGGATGCTTGTGCGTTCACCTCTTTTTTTGCTATGAAAGGAGCGGAAGATGACCGAAGAAAAGAAGAATGAACTGCTGCTTGAGCAAGTGACTAGCTTAATGCAACAGACAAACAATGATGTGATAGCTGTGATTTGTAACAGAATCAAAACCATAGGCGAAATGAGTGCAACTGATGCAATCAAGCTTTCAAACATGGCAAGGACTACTGACCTGAAAGAGATTGAAGACATACTTGCCAAGAATACAGAACTGAGCAAGAAGGCGGTTGATGAAATTGTTGAAAAGTCAGCAGAAAACAATGATGAATTATCAGCCCAATATTATAAATATGCAGGAAAGACCAAGAATGAAAAAGTGCTGGAAACAATTAAATCCAGGGCAAAGAAATCAATGTCAGAAGGGCTTATAAATCTATCCGACACAACAGCCTTCATCATGGATGGAAAGCCTTTAAACATAAGGGAAACATATACCAAAGCAATCAATTCGGCTATATATGCAACACAACAAGGATTGACGGACTATAACACAGCTATAAGAACAACTGTGCGCAATTTAGCAGATAGTGGCTTGAGAGTAGTGGACTTTGATTCAGGCTATCACAGAAGACTAGATTCACAAGCAAGAATGAATATACTTGACGGAATGCGACAGCTGAATCAAGAATATAGAGAAGAGCAAGGGCAAGAATTCGGAGCTGATGGCGTGGAAATTTCAGTTCATGGAATGTGTGCTCCAGATCATCAAGACATCCAAGGCCAGCAATACAGCAAGGAAGATTTTGAAAAACTTCAATCTAGGCTTTTGAGACCAATAGGAACATTGAACTGTCATCACACAACTTTTCCTATTATCTTAGGAGTGAGCAAGCCAGCATACACTAAGAAAAGGTTAAAAGAAATCAAGGCACAATCCAATGCACCTGTGCAATATATCGACAAGCTTGGGAATGATAAGGTTGTGAGTGCTTATGATTCAACACAGAAACAAAGAGAACAAGAGACAATCATCAGAAGACTGAAAGACAGAAGGGAAGCTTTTAGGGCAAGCGGAGACGATGACGAAGTTGCAAAGCTAAATAAACAGATAACAGCGCAATCCAGGTATTACAGAAAAATGAGTGCAGAAGTAGGACTTGAGCCGAAGATGGAGCGCACAAGGGTTGTCAAAGCAAAAGTCAAGAAAGACCCAGCTAATGTTGTTAAATTTGTAAAGGATACAGAAAAGGAAAGAATATCCAAGATAGGCTTTTCGAAGATTTCAGATGGTGTAAAAAATCTTGACGAAAAAGCATACAAAGCATCCATCGACCAGATTGGAAAACTAGAAGATAAATTTAATATAATTCATTCTAGTGCATCTGTTGAAGTTATAACTGAAAATAGTGGGGCTGCAAATGCGTTTGTGCGTATCGATGTCTTTACACCAAATAAACAAAGCCTGTCATTGTGTCCATATAAGTTTAACAGAGATACACAAGAAATTATTGATATTTCTATCAATGTAATGAAATCTGGACACCATATGCCTTTCGAAGTCAATGACACAAATGCCCTTGCATATAGTGTTACACATGAGTACGGACATATGATTGAAAATTTGGAAATTTGGAAAAGAGATAAAGATTTTTATGAAAAATGTGCAAAATATGCTGATATTGGAGATGATGAGCCGTTTTTGCAGGTTGCACAGCGTTTAGGAATTAACCCAGTAGAATTTTTAACCGATTATATGACGGCTAAAAAACAAGCTGAAAAGAACATAACGCAAACTTCAAGAAAAATTTACAAGGAAATAGAAAAGATAGGTGTAGACAAATACGGAAAAGATTTCAAGTTATACAAACACATATCAGAGTATGGCAACTCAAACGTGAAAGAAGCTTTTGCAGAGATGTTCGC